TGCTGCATTAACTGCGCTGACTGTGCCGTCTGCGTTAATTACAATCTTGTCGCCATTTGCCAAAGCGCCTGAAGCGGCTGCAAGAAAAATACCTGCCGTGCCACCACCACCGCCACCCGATGCCGAGATGGTTTGGTTGGGCCATGTGCCAGTAACTACAACGTTAGAACCGGCAAGTATGCTGGGCGTAGATGTGCCTGTACCGCCGTTGGCTACAGCTAACGTACCTGCCAATGTGACTGCGCCTGTTGTGCCGGTAGAAGGAGTTAAACCTGTAGTGCCTGCACTAAATGAAGACACTCCCGCTGGAATTGCGGCAATCTGTGTCTGCACAAACGCAGTGGTTGCAAGCTGTGTGGTATTTGTATTAACAGCAGCCGTAGGTGCAAGAGGCACTCCGGTAAGTGTCGGGCTTGCAGAAAACACCAAGTTTGTGCTTGTCGTTCCTGTTGCACCAGAGGCTGTATAACCCGTAATATTGTTAAATGACGTAATACTTGACGTTGAAGCGTTAGTGCCGCCATTGGCTATGGGCAACACACCCGTAACTTGAGAGGTCAAGTTAACGCCCGTGAGTGCCCCACCAAGAGTTAAACTGCCTGTGCTTGTGACAGTACCAGTTAGGGTAATACCATTGACTGTACCTGTACCTGCTACGCTGGTTACGCCATCAGCTACGCTTGAAGCCACCTTAACGTAGTCAGTGCCGTTGAAGTACACGGTGCACTTCTCGCCTACGGCAATTGACACGCCGGTTTGACCGGATGCTTTAAACGTAACAACACCGCCAGTTGCAGCGTTGTCTACGATGTATGACTTGCTCAAGCTTAGGGCTGTAACAACTTTAGCTGTTGTCAGTGTCCCCGTGACTTTAATAATTGCAAACTGAGCAGTAACTGTGCCTGCGCCGGTCAGTGTGGACGTGATGTTTGTACCACCCGCAGTGCCCGCTGTATTGGCTAAAGTTACCGCGCCATCGCCATCTAAAGTTAGAGTACCAGCAACCGCAATATCAACGTAGTTGGTTATGCCGTAGTTGACGACATCACCCCATGTGCCGTCTAACTCGCCCTCAACAGGCAAAGATAAACTAAGTAGTGGTGTTGCTCCGGTTGTCATGGTAATCCTTTAAGCTTTTACTTGGCTAATTCTGCTGCGCTGGGTGGGGGTGGGCGAACACCGTTTTGTTGGGCAGCTTGGAAGTCTTGACCCATCTTGCTTAAGCGCATAAACAGATCAATGCACTCACCCAATTGACCAGCGGCCAACTGCTTCATGAGCACGTTGAATTCTTGTACGGTTACTTCGCCAATGTTGATTTTGTCGTTCATGCAGGTTTCCTTTTATGGAGTTGGTGTAGGTGTGGGTTCTGCCCAAGGTAGGTCAGGCTGAGTCACGGGGTCAATTTTAAGAGCAATTTGCTCTGCGATTACACCATTTACATGCTCTTCGTATGAGCCTACAACAAAAGGCTGAATCCAACCAATCACAATCTCTTGTGTCAATTGGTCATAGGGGATGAAGTCAGGCTGCGTTGGATCGGGATCAAGAGGTGTAGCGCCGCTAAATGTGCCGGTGTTGCCGTTCTCATCCGTGCCGGTTTTTGTCCAGTAGGTCTGAACAACGTAGTCGGACTCAGAGCCAACTGTAGTCACTTTCATGCCTGTTACGGCCCATGTGTATGTGATAGCCATTTTTAGATCCTTGCTTCCAATTGAGAAATGCGCTGTTCAAGCGCGGTTACGTACCTTGCCAACTCTACAGAAGATGCCATAGCTGCGTTGCCGTAGGCTACAGACAAAGTTCCATCTGCGTTTTCGTAGACTGCTTCTTCCATCAGGGGTTGTAAAGACTGGGCACCCACACCAATTTGACGCATTTCGTTATCAATACGAGTATACGTACCACTCTTGACACGAGCAAGTCTTTCAACAAAATCTTCTGGCAAATCCGACCAGTCTTTCTTTAGACGCTCATCTGAGTACGCCGTGACATTGGCCAGCATTGTGAGGTTGCCAGACATATCCATCTGCAAAAGGTTGTTTGCAGCAGACCAACCGCCGATACGGAACACATTGTCTGAATCCAGACCCATGTTAATGGCATAAACACCGCCGCGATGGAACGACATAATTGCACCATTACCGCCGGTTGAAAATGCCTGCAATGGCGCGTCTGAAGAAGAAGTGTTTCTGTTGGACTGAAAATACATGTACCCAGTAACAGTCGTAGCCAAGTTAGACCCGCTATTCATGTCAAAGTAGTAGGCGGTGTTACTGGTGTCGTAAAAAATTGTGCCGTCTACACGGCCACCGGAATAGATACCTTTGGGGCAATAGATGTTGTAAGCAGCGTTTGTAGTTGAAGTACCAAAACCTGTGCAGTCATTGCTAATAAGGTGGTAAAAAATCCAACGGCCATTTGCTTCGCGGTAAACACCCCCGTTACCGGCACTGTCGTACATGCCTAGATTTACGCCGCTGTAGTAGTCATAAATACCGCCGTAGCCATTACGTGATCCACGAATAGCAATTGAACCGTAGCCCCCCAACGTATTACCTTCTATATGTGCGCCATTTGTGTTCGGCCAGTACATACCGTAACTGCCGTTTTGCTGTATCCAAGTGTTTGGCTGGAAATAAACAGCACCAGATAAAGACAAACTATAAAGGTACGAAGAGCTGTTTGGGTTTAGGTAGTAGCCGGTGTCGTCGTAATCGTAATAAATTGTGCCGCGTATATCTCCGGGGTTTCTGATACTTGCTCCACCCCAAGCACCTTTAAACGTGCCGTTCTCAAGAATCAAAAAACCGTGGGAAGCAAGGTTTGCTGCTGCGCCACCTGCGTTGGGGTGTGACCAAGCAATACCGTACAGGGTCCCTACGCCGCCTCCGTTGGCAGGGAGAATGTAGGCTTCTCCCATTGAAAACACGGCTTGGTATTTAGTTGAATCGTAAAGGCCAACTTGTCCAATACCGTAGTTCCGGGAAGTCATGTTGGAGTTGTAGTAGACCTTGTTTATCTCTGATGTGTTGTTAAGGTCTAAGTAGTAGCCGGTGTTGTCAAGGTCGTAGAAAACGGGCGAACGGATGTCGGCGGTGCCATACACACGAAGCATATATGTGGTGTCAGTGCCAACGTAATATGAACTCTGGTTGTTTAAATATAGGTTTCCGCCATTGGTTTTGCGTAAATCCCAAGCACCCCAAAGACTAGACAAGAAGCCGTAGTTAGAGCCGCCATCTCCGTAAATCTGAAAACCAAAGCCACTGTTACTAGCAAGTGCATAAATACCAACATCCCCACCCGCAGTTCCTTGTATCTGTAAATTTCTATTTCCTGAAGTTGTTGATTGCCGCAAGAAAACACCGCTAGGACTAAACTGCGCAGTGGTCATGACAATTTCGTTCATCCTTGATGAACTCGCAAAGTCGCCGTAGTACGTGGTGTCGTTGCTGTCGTAGAAGATGGGAGCACGGTAGTCACCGCTGGTTGTGTACGTTCCTGTGCCGCTTGCTTTGTTTGTCAGGTTGGCAAAATCAACTGATCCTGCTGAGCCGCTAGTGCTGTCCGAAATACGCGCAGAGTCAACACGAACACCGTAAGTAGTACCGCCGTTCCAGCCCATTAAAGTTGGATATCCAGCAGTCCACGCTACTGCTGAATTTGTGCTGTTAACCGCGCCGCCGCTAGGTGATGTGCCAGCAGAAGCATCAAAAATAACGTGGGAGTTACCGTAGTTTTTCCATGCCAGCATACCAACAACGTTGTTGATAACACCAGTACCAACCCAATTGGTTTGACCGCTAGAAAGCGCAGTAGCCGTAGCAGCGTTACCAGATGTGTTCTGGTTGCCCGAAATATTTACACCCGGCAAATCAATGTTAGCTGTGCCATTGAACGATACCCCACCAATATTTCTGGCAGTTTGCAAAGCCGTAGCTGTTGCGGCGTTACCTGTGGTAGATCCCGAAGTTGTAGCGGTTGTAGCAGTTAAAGCATTTCCATTCAAAGCCGCAGTAATCGTGCTGGCGCTGAAGTTACCAGAGGCATCCCGTGCCACCACTTTGGAAGCTGTGTTTGCATCAGTGGCGTCCACTGCAATTGTGCCGCTGGTTGTGATTGTTCCACCTGTCAGGTATGCACCGGCGGTGATGGACGTAACCGTACCAGAAGTAATAGCGCCCCATGCGAACGCGGAACCGTTCCAATATAAATATGTGCTTGATGTAGTGGGTGCTGTGGCAAACGTTGTTGTGCCTGAACCTGATTGATATGCAATCTGATTAGCCGCGCCGCCTGCAAGATTGGTTGCAGATGTTGCGTTACCAGAAAGAGCCGCAGTGATTGTCCCAGCCGAGAAGTTACCAGACGCATCACGCGCCACAACCTTAGACGCAGTGTTAGCAGAGGCTGCATCCACTGTGGCCGTCACAGCCCCAGAGCCGTTGTATGTGCCGCCCGTCAAGTATGTACCAAGCGTCAGTGCGTTAGCCACTGAGCCAGCAGAGCCAGAAATGTTGCCCGACACCGCAGAGCCGTTAATCGCAATCGCTGTATTGGTTACAGAAGTGACCTGACCCTGCGCGTTGGTAACAAACACAGGCACAAAAGAAGACGAGCCGTATGTGCCCGCAGTGCCGGTGTTGGCAATGTTGAATGTGTATGTTGGAGACTCGCTCAGTCCTGTGCCCGCCGTGTAGGTAATTGGCGCAGAAAACTGCTGGAACACAAGCGCGGTTGTACCAATGGTAATAGGAGGAGGAGTCTGCTGTACCCAAGCGGTATTGACGTTGGCCGTGCCGCTAGTCACCAAGAAGAAGTCGCCCTCGTCAATCTCGTTAACGCCGGTTCCAACTGAATCAAAGTCTGTAGCGCGGGTCAGGATGTAGGGTGTTCCAGCGGAGCCAACTTGCGTCACGGTGTACACACCGTTATTTGCACCGGCTGCTTCGTTCTTAACTAAGATTCTTTCTGAGGCAGTTGTAAGCGTTGAGTCTACAGACAGAGCGCCGTTGGCGTTTCCTGTAAGCGTCGCACCTACCCCGGAGGTTCCGTTGTTGTATGTGTTGGCTGGCAGTGCTGCGGTAGTTGCCAAATTCACTGCTTCGTGGAAGTGAATGCCAGATGCAATAGCGTCAGCGTACTGCTTGTTAACAATGTCTGTGTTGTTAACGGGGGCCGTGGTAATTGTGCCTGTAGTCAACGCCGCAGAAGTGGCTGTGATCGCACCAAAAGACTGCTGAGCTACTATCCCAGAAACATCTTGCCAAACGGCTTTTTCTGATGGGTATGTAAGAAACACATCCACCGCGTTTGTAAAGTTGACCAAAGCCCCGCCAGCAGATGAGGATAGCGGCGTAGCGTTACGGCTCAGTGTTGTACCAGAAGACGTGTAAACACCGTAGTTGACTTCCCACGAACCGGAAACAGCGTCTACGATTGCAAAGTATGTGGTGTTGCCGTTACCGACTGCGGCAAAAGATTGGAAACCAGTAGCGGTAGCACCCAGCGTAATGGTGCCCGTACCCGGTGCAGCAGCAGCTTGTTTGACCCGATCTTTTAGTACTAAAGCCATTTTTTGTCCTTACGATGGTAGGTCATTCCAACCGGGGGTGGAGGGATTGGAAATCAACACCCAATTTACGCCTTGCGCATTATTGATATTTTGCCAGTTTGCGTTCTGGCTGTCATCTATTACAGCCCAAACAAGCACGTCATTTATTGAAACAATTAACTGAATTCCGTTGGGGCGAACGTTTAACGTTTTTAAAACAATCAAACTGTCTGCTGCGCTGACCAACTCAGAGATGTTACCAAGGAATTGAACCTGCACGGTCTGAGCATTAGATGCTGTAGCACCCTCAGAAATAGCAGTAAAGTACCCTGCACTTGCCGTTATTGTGTTTGAGATGGTGGCAGACTCAGACAAAGAAGCAAAGAACGCTGCCTGTGCTGTTTGAGCATTGGACGCCGTAGCCGCTTCAGCAATAGCTGCCAACACATCTGACCTAGCTGTTACAACCGCAGAAGCTGTAGCCTGCTCTGTGATCGCCGCCAAGAATGCGCCAACTGCTGTTTGGGACGCTGTAGCTGTACAAGTCTCTGCCACTGCTGCAGCAAACGCTGCACGGCTTGAGAACGAATCTGCGCCTGCCGCCAACTCTGCAATAGCGCCTTGTAAAGCGCCAACGGCTGCTTGTGCATTAGAAGCTGTAACACTTTCTGTAATAGCTGCCAAGAATGCACCGGCGGCTGTTTGAGCATCAGAAGCTGTAGCTGTCTCCGCCTGTGAAGCCAACATTGCGCCAGAGGCAGTTTGTGCGTTAGAGCCTTGCGCGGTTTCCGCTTGCGTAGCAGTTAAATCCCCACGAACGGCAAAAGATTCGGCAACAGTAGATGTTTCTGCTATTACCCCGCCAAAGTTGGTAAGGGCGTCTGATTCTGCAAATGCTACTGCCGCCTCTGATAAAGAGGCAAACTCCGATTTACTACCTAAAGCAGCAAACGGAGCTTGAGCAAAAGTAACATCTCCAAACACCGCAGTACCTAATTAGGCCGCGTCAAGAGAGAATGTGTATGTAACTGTCAGTGTATCGCCGCTGTCTACAAGCTTGTCACCACCAGTGAAATCACCGGCAGAGAACAAAATACCAGACGTGCCGGAAGTTACTGAGCACAAGAACGCACCTGCAATAGTCTGTGCATTAGAACTCATGGTAAACACGGCTGGTGTTCCGCCGGTGGCTACAGCGTTGTTAATGACAGAAGGATCCGCCGTAGTAGCCGTACCAAACGTTGCAGCCTTGCGAGTGCCCGTGTAAGCGGTGTTCTCTGTCCAGCCTGCGTGCGAAGCTAAAGTATCCGCAGCAGCAAACGTTGTACCTGAGCCGGGGCCAGTTACCAAACCCAAGAACCAAGCTGCCGTGTAACCAGCGCCTGAGAAATACTTGGAGTTCATGTCTTGCAAGCCTTGGTTAACCACCAAGTTGTGGAAGCTGTCAGACCACTTCATGTTGCCGTTTGCATCGTGGCAAACAACCGTGTAAACGCCGCCAGCACCCACGCCTTCAGCGTTTTGTGGACGGACTGCAATGCCAGCAGAGACGATGTCTTGGGCGGTGCTTTTTTCTGTGTGCATGATAAATCCTTAAGAGATGCGCACAATGGCGCTGTTGGCATCGGGGGTTGGGAAGATGATTTGAAAAGTGTCGTTGTTTACAGTCTTGTCTGAACCAAAGTCCAAAACTGCTACTGATTTATTGCCTTGTGTGACGTTATAAATCAGGGCTGCGCGGGCAGTAAACGTGGCACTTGTCCAACTTGTGTTGTTGAATGAAATGTAGGCGGTAGGAACACTGGCCGTATTATTTGCAGCCGTTGGCGACGTGGAAATAACCAACGTGTTTCCGCCTGCCGTGTAGCCTGTGCCCACTATCTCATTGGTTGTTGAGTAGATGGTTGTAGACGAACCAAGGTCTGCCGCTGCCGTGTACAAAGCAACTTTAAACGTATTGGGCGTTGTCGGGCCAAAGTTATGAACCGCCTGAAGCAGTTCAATCTTAAAGCTTGTTGTAGCCGTTTGAAGAATACTCATGATACTGCAATCCTGATTTGACCATCACGATAAGCATCCATACGTTGCTTACCATCAGCCAGATTTTTATACAAAGCAATAGCTTGAACATATCGCTCATTTGCAACAGCTATCATATCGCCTTCGCCCTTCATGTAGACCAAAGCTTCGCAAATAGTTCCATACAACAAAACTGAATCAAAGTTATCACCAAGCCATGTATTGCCAGCGGTAACAATTGATTCTGGATAGTAGTAGTAATGCAGCTCCGCCATGTACGCAGCATTTGGCGTTGGGCCAACAATAAACGTTAATTCGTTAATGTCATTGGACTGAGGGCCAAAGATTGCATAGTGCTTTGGTTTACCTTGCGTTGCTGGATTTGGATATGCTTCACGCATGAAGTTCACATCTTTGTTTAGCAAATACAAGTAATCACCAGAGCCTGATGCTGGATATATAGCAAGGCTATATGACGATAAGAAATCTGCCGGGCAACCAAGATATTTATTCCCAGCACTAAGCGAGCCAGTCACGTTCTTTCTCAAATTAGCAGGTTGCGCAGTGTTGTAAATGCGCTGTTCCGCCTGACGGATAAATGTATCCATGTCAACTGTTGGGAAAGAATTCTCGCAGTAATCGCTTACCGCAACGACTAGCTGAGCGTAGTTCATGCCATTGGGCCTCGTGCCATTAAGCCTTTAGTAGCTGCGCCTGTACCACGCACTTTAATACCAGAAGTTTTGGTGGCTGGTTGCGGACGACGGTTGATATTACCTACAGACATATTGACCGTATTGGCATCACTGTGGTCAGGGCCGGAACCGGGATTTTCAGAAGCCTTAACAACTTTACCAGTCATTGTGTGTGGCGTAGCATAGACCTTGGCATCGCCAACTTCTTTGCCCATTAATTTTTTACTAAATGTAGCCATGATTAACCTCGTTTCTGTGCGGAAATTTTTGCCAAGTTACGACCCATAGTCTTCATGTCGGTATTGGTTTTGCCCTTACCTTTGCCTTTTCCGCCCATTATTTCTTTTTGAACAGGGCCACTGTTAGGAAAAACTTTAACATCAGTTTTACCCTTTTTTACAATGCCATCTGCTGATCGTGTGTATGCCATATTAAGCTCCTATCTGTATCGTTACTGTACCAATTTGTACGACTAATGCCAAGTAGTTTGGCGTTAGTAAATTATCATTTAACCGAGATCCGCCAACCGGATTCCAACCCCACTGAATGTCACGTGAACCACCGGACAAATTACCATTAGCGTTGACACCAGAGGTTACATACGTTGTATCCCTTCTCGGGTTACGCAAAGCTTGCGGATCATCTACGGGAAATGTTCCTAGCATTAGTTGAGGCTGATCTGGATCCCAGCATTCAGGACATACCAACAACTCATACTTTCGCTGCTTAATGATCTCTGTCTTAAGCTGCTTTAGTTTAAATTGCTGGCCACAACGATCGCACTCTGCAATCGCTATTCTGCCTAAAGCAAATCTATTTCCCATTAGTAACCACCACCGCTACCAATAAATGATTGTCTAGGAACGAACCTAATTGCAGCTTTTTCGCGGTCTTCACCTGCTGCAATTTCAAACGTTTCATCATAAATCTGCTTAAGCATTTGAATGCGAGGCATTAATTCGGGCACTTTAATGGCAATGTGATACGCCAATCCAGCTACTAGGCATGGCAAAAAACGGAAGTTCATGTCAGCAGTTTCTGCACCAGCGCCTGCATCTTGAACGCGGCGCAGTCTCCAATATACAAATTGGTAAGACGTGCTGTTGTCTGGAGTTGGCCAAACAGTCACTGCTGGAAGCTGCGGAACATACACGGGTGTTGCAACGTTGTGAGACACAGCCGTTGTATTATTCTGCCCACGGAACACTCCACCCAAAACATTTCCAGTAATGTAGGTGTAGTAAATATCTTCTGAGTCAAGGCGAATAAAACCTGATCCGGCTAATCCAACCACCGTGTCAAGCGTTATCGTTGTGGCCGTTGAGTTGATTGCAACGCTGAGTAAAGAGTTTGTAGGATTGACCTCGCCAGATAACCTCTGAATCCATACTTGAATCGGTCGCGCCTGTTGTAACTTATTTGGAATCGTTGCATAAGTAGAAACGCTAATACGTGTGATAGTCAAATCAGCTTGGGTTGAAGCTGTGTTTTGGCCAGTACGAATTACCTGCTCAAGCAAATCAATAGTATCTGCTGGCAAAGCATAAGTAGACAATCCCGGAATCAGGTTAATAAACCCCTGCTCCATAGTCCACATATTAATACCTTTGTTTTGCCACTCAATGGTCATTAAATTCATTGACCTACGTGCTGTACGCAAGTCATAACCAGTACGCATTTCGCGACTTTTAGCAGTCTTTGCAGATTGAACAAAAGCGTCAGCAGTAGGAGCACCCTTCTGACCGGGCTTGCGCATCTTTTCTTTGGATCCGGCGGCTATGCGTTTTTTCTTGGCGTTAATGTTGGCATAAAGGCCAACAGGGCCACCTTCAGCATATTGCGTGAAGTCAGTGTCATCACGGCGAGCTTTACGCTTACCGCCGGGCATTTTAGAGGGGAGCATTGCACCCATTCCACGGCTTGCCATCATAATTTAGCACATCTTTCCGCGTGTCTTACCACGCTGAGCTATACCGTCTGCACGGGTAACGCCACCAGAAGCCATTTTCTTTTTACGTACAGATCCACCATCAATGTCTTGTGGCACTTGTTTACCTTCGGTAAAAATGCCTTCGTTCTGTTTGTCTTCGTACCGCTGCAGTTCTTTAGCTGTAGGGCCGCCTTGTTTACCACGGCCTGCGCCGGGTTTAGGGAACTGGCCGTATTGCTTTGGGTCAGCGTAACGCATGGCTTTTTGATCAGGCATATCACTTTCTTGCAATCGTGCACTGCCTTTTTGCAAACCTTCAATATCAAACTTATCATCCGGTTTGCCGCCAGAAGTGGTAGACATGTATTTAGCCATAATTGCTCCTTAGCAAGCCCTGCCGCCAGATTTCATAGTAATCATTTTGCCCTTGGTTTTACCCCGAGACTCAATGCCGCCACCTTTAGCTAACTTGGTCATAGACGCGCCTTGGTGTAAACGGCCTTCGTGTTTGTTCACGGCTTTTTGCATCATCTTCTTGTCCATCTTTACATCTTCGTGTTTCATATCGCCACCTTTAGAAAATTTACGGCCTTTGTCGGCCTCATTAAACTCTTTACCCACAGACTGTGGGACGCCTGCTTTCTTAGCAAACTTTGGGTTATTAGCCACAGCCGCCATGAAATTGTGTTGCTTCTTGCTAGTGCTTGGCATTATCGCCCCGCTTGAATAAGCTGATCAATCTTTGCTTCAAGCTTGTTAAAGCGCTGATCAATGTGGTTTGTAATTCTGTCAACTTCTGCTTGAGTAACGTTATCACGGGCAACCTCCTCGCGTGTTTTGTTCAACAGAATACTGATACGAGCCAGCTCCCTGAACTTTTCATTCATCATGTAGCCTAACAATCCAATCATTAAAGATAAGATGGCAGACCAAGCGGTGTTTAGATCTAACAATTCCATGCCCTCAAAGATTTATTGATCCTTGAGTTTGGATCGTTGGCCGTCTTCTCGCTTGTCAACTTCTTCTTCATGCCACTCATCCTTGCACAAAAGGAGTCGCGCCGTGAGCCGCCTTCTGGGGAGGTTTCAAGTTCATACCTTGCGCTTTCGCGGAGGCCCGACCCTTGGCGTTCAAGCCGCCCTTCTCGGATTTGCCCTCTTTCCTCTGCCATGCTGGACTCTTAGCCATAATAAACAGTCAAGTGCGTGTTAGCTGGCATTGAAACGTAAACACCAGTATTAAACTTAATTCCTTCTCCCGGAATTGCCAGTGAATCAAGCGCTTGGTTTGTTGAAACGTTTAGTGTTAAACGGATTGTTCCACTAGCTGCACTTACGTTATCGTAAAACTGCACTTCTCCAGCCGTGCCACCGGGGGATATAGAAAAGCCTTTAACCCGCGTTGGGCCAGCAAAAATAACGCCGCTTGCATCAATGTGCGCGGCTTTTACGTCTGTTTGCATCATAATCAATCTCCTTTAAAAAAGGGGCCGAAGCCCCTTGGGTTGATTAGCTCAGAGCAGCGCCAACAGCGGTAACCCAAGCAGAACCAGTGGAGATTACGAGGCAGTATTCGTTGTTACCTGCGCCATTGTCGCTAATCAAACGGACTTGACCGGCATTAGCAGCGGCGGCAGTGGGCAGCGCAGCAGTCAAAATAGCGGGCAGATCAACAAAAGAAGAAACTGTAACGCTATCAACTGAAGTAGCGGGGCCAACAGTAGATGTGACCGTGACTGCGCCAGTTGTTGAGCTAATTGAAACGGTTTGAAAACCATTTTGCGACCGCACTGGGCCATTGAACGTGGTATTTGCCATGATGTGTCCTTACATACAAGTTAGGCGTATCAATCAGTATGTTGTCTGCCGGGACAGTTTGATACACCGGAAAGCCCGGATTAACGTATTTATACCACCACAATAAATCTAATGCAAGAAAAAAGGGAGCCGAAGCTCCCTCTTTTTTTAGACCTATTAGGCTCCGGGTGAACCGAAGATACCCAATGGATCTGACACGCCGAAGCTATAACGCTCGCGTGCTTTGTAACGAACGTTACCTGTGTCAAAGTCGCCGTCCATGCCAGTAGTCATGGGTGAACGAACAAAGTGCTTCAGGCCGTTAGGTACGTCAGTCAACAAGAACCAAGCATTTGGATCTGTCAAGAAGTGGTTAACACAGTATCCATCAGGAATGGAACCGTTGTTCTTCAATGCGTTGATGTCATTGTCGGCTGTAGAAACACGGAGTTCGGTTTCCAACAAACGTGTAGCAACGAACATCAATGAAGGAGGAACAACCAACTTCTTAGGCTTAGCAGCAATCAGCAAGCTACGCTCATCTGTCCAAGCAGCGATTTGAATAACAGCGTTTTCCAACGATGTTTCGTTCAAGTCAGCAGGAGTAGAAGGAGTGTTGCTGTTGTAACCACCAGAAACCAAGGGGTGCTGTGTAGAACACAGAACTTGACCGTCACCGTATGTAGGGCCGCCAGCAAAAGCATTGTTCAAGACGTAAGCGCCTTTAACTTGCTTTGTGTAAGCCATACCACGGGCCAGAGCCTTGGTGTAACGTGAAGACAAAGAGTCATACAAGTTATCTTCCACAGCTTCCTCTGTGATGGAGAAGCCCATCGCAATGGTTTCGTGGGTGTAACGTGCAGTCCATGCTTCCTGTGCATTG